CATCGCGGATTTCAGGATCGGCACGTCGCCCGCGGTGTAGCCCAGCGCGATCAGGTCGCCATCCGGCGTCGCGTCGAGGTAGCCCTTGAGCGTCGCGACGTCGCCGCCGAGCCGCTGGAAGCTGCGCGCGAGGTCGCCGGCGCGCGAGTCGATCTCGCTTTTCGTGACAGGTAGTCCGACACTCATACGCGCCGCCTCTCTAATTCACTTCAAAGGTAATCGTGCTGAATAACCGGGTCGTGTTCGTCGCGTTCGCGAACGCGCTTGCCCCGTAGGCTTTGTAGTTCTCAATCACCGTGCCGCTCGGATTGACCAGGCAGAACGACCCGGCGTTGCCGGCGCCGGCATCGTCGTGCACCAGCGGAAAGAGTCCCGCCTTGGTGATCGTGAACCCGCCCGGCACCGCGATCCGCAGCACGGTGGGCGTGCTGGTCACTGAGGTCGCCTGCAGGTACCACGAGACCGTCAGCGACTTCCCCGACAGCCGGTACGCGTAGGTCGTGACGTCGCCGGCATCGACCGTCCATGACCCGACGTTGCTCGTGAAGTTCGCGCCGCTGTAGGTCGGGGTGATCCACGCGCCCTGTTCATGCGCGACCAGCCACCATTGCGTGCCGTCGTGCTCGTAGGTCAGCGCGCCGCCGGGCGCCACGGGCGTCGCCTGCGAGGTCGCCGTATTCCAGAGCCGGTTCTGAAACAGCGAACTGCCGTTGTTGTGGCCGAAGTAGGCGACCGCCGTCCCGGTGTTGCGGAAGCGCCACCGCTGCCCGGCGAGGCCGCCGGCGAGGCCGGTGACCACCAGGTCGGCCGCGCCCGCCCAGCGTGTCAGCGTGTCGCCGTGCAGCCCCGGCGCCCAGTTGTGGACCGTGCCCGTCGTCGTCAGCGCCGTCGGCACCGTGTCGACGAGCTCGGCGTCGACCGCGTCCAGCAGGCTGTCGACCGCCGCCTTGTTCCAGAGCGTACCGACGGTGTTCGACCCGTCGTCGTCGACCAGCGTGTTGTACCAGGTGCGATCGAGAGGCATAGCTAATCCGGAAGCAGCGCCGACAGGCGGCGCAGCAAATCTTCGAGGCGGAACTTGACGCTACTCGCGGTCGTCGCGAAGCGCGCCGGCACGCCGGGGGCGATGTCGAGCTGCGTGATCGTCACCTCCTGAATCGTCAGCGTCTCGTCGATCGCCGGCGTGGTCAGGGCGACGACGATCGGCTTGCCGCTCTTGGTCTGGATGTCGTGCGACACATACGCGACGGTGACGATCGGGTAGGCGAAGAGCTGCAGGTCCGCGTCGCACAGGGCAGTGAGCGAGGGTTCGGCGCGGCGCTCGTCGGTCAGCAGGTGCTCGTGAATGCCGTCGGCGGTGTAGGTCGCGGTGCTCTCGCGCGCCGCGGCCGCCGCCTGCGCGGCCAGGTCGTCGCGCTGCACGAAGATGTGCACCGCCGCGCCCTTGAGGAGCGGCCGCACGAGGAACTGCACGCCGGTGAGCGCCGGCGCCGGCACGACAGGGTCGCCGTAAAAGAGCGTGGTGAGGATCGCGCCGGGGCCGCTCGCCGGAATCCCGGTCAGCGTGTTCCCACTGAACCCGGTGTAGCGCACCAGGTCACGGGCCGGCGTGATGATCCAACCCGCGGCCGGCAGCGCGCCGGTGCCGGCCGTCAGCATCGACGTCGACCCGGCAATCACCTGTCCCGTCGCCGGCACCGTCAGCCCCGAGGTATCGAGCGTCGGCGCATTCGCGCCCAGCGACGCGTCGAGGGTGCTATCGGTGACGCCGGTCGTGGCGGTGTTGTTGGCGATCGTCTGCTGCAGTTTTAGCTGCGCGCCGCCGTTCACCGTCCGGTAGATCTTGCGCGACGTCGTGCCGCTGGGGCCGACGGCCACGCCGGAGATGTCGACGCGATCGGTGTAGGTCGCGGCGGTGTTGACGGTCGGGATATTCGCGCCGAGTGAGGCATCCGCCAGACCATCGTTGTAGGTCACACTCGTGCCGATGCTCGCGACTAGCTTCAGTTGCGATCCGTTGACCACGGTGCGATAGACCTTGGTGGTGGTCCCGGCCGGGTTGGTCGGGAAGCTCAGGATGATCGTGGCGTTGGCCGGCGCGCCGACCATGACATGCGAGGTGATCGTGCTCCCCGTCGTTTCGCCCGTCGCCGTCACCCAGGTAAACGCGTACTGATAGGTGCCGTTGGTTAGACTGCCGCCGGGATTGCGGCCGAGACTCCCGGGGCCGACCACGGACGGCGCGAGAAAGGACGGTCCCGGGGTCGTGCCGATGGCGACCGGACTCGGCAACGATTCGCCGGCCGCGGTGACGAACGTATACGCCCAGTTTCGCGTGCCGGCGCCGATCCCACTGGTGCCGCTGGGCGCGGCGAGCGCGAGCGATGGCGCGACACTCGGGGACACGCCGGGCCCGACCACCGTCCCCGCGCCGCCGAGTTGGACGCCGGTATACGCGAGCCGTTCGGTCGGCGAGCCGTCCGCCGTCGTGCTCGCGATCGCCAGGCCGCCGCCCGGCGTGAACAGCGTCGCATCCGTGATCGGCAGGATCGTCTCGGTCACCAGCACGTCACTGAGCAGCGCCGTACCGAACCCGCGGCCGTAGACCCGCGTCCGCAACTGCGAGTCGTCGCTGGTCGACGCGATCGGCGGGTCGAGGTACAGGCTCCGGGTCGTGTCGGTCAACGGGTCAGGCGCGTTGGTCGCTTCCTCGAGAAACAGGTGCAGGTCGCCGTCCTCCCAGTAGAAGTACCCGCCGATGATCTTGGTGACGGCGCGCAGACAGCCGTTGAATCCTTCGGTGCCGTCGAATGCCACCGTCACCGGCGGCAGGTCCGCCTGAACGTGGTTCGCGGTCAGCCCCGGCGCGAACTGTCGCACGAGGTCGGTCGCTACCGTCGTCGCCGAGACGGCCTGATAGAGCGCGAACGGGCGCCGGCGATCGGCGCGCATCGTGTCATCCGTCGCCGAGCACGCATAGACGACGTTCAGCGGCGCCGGCTTGCCCTCGTAGGTGATGGCCGTCGTCTCGAGCGTGCCGTTGAACAGCAACCGCGGCGCGTTGCTGTTGATCGTGATGCGGACCTCCATGCCCGGCTCCGGCGGCGGCGTCCCGTCCATCCGCCAGCTCGCCGTATTCGGCGCATCGTTGAGGATGTCGCGGATCTCGACGCTGCCGACCCGGACGCGCTGCCGCACGAGCACGCCATCGAGCCAGAAGCCCAGGCGCCAGTCGCGCACGCGCTGCAGATCCGCCGGCAGATACGCCAGGCGGAAGCCGTTGAGACGGGCGGTGCCGAGGATCGCGGGCTGCAGCGCCATCAGCTCCCCGACAGCTTGGTGCCCTGCATGATCTTGGGCGTCAGCGCGCCGTTGACGGCCTTGGCGATGGCGTCCGGCGTCCCGAGCGGCTGCGTGATGTTGAACGTGTTGTGCACGGCGCCGACGCCGGCGGTGCGGATGAACTGCCCCGCCGCCATCGCGGCCGCCATCTCCGGCGTGATGCCGGCCTGGCCGCCGCCGAAGAGCGTCGCCGCGACCGAGCCCTTCGCATCGCTGCCGAAGAACCCGGCCATGTTCGGATCGCTGATCAGCATCTGGAACTGGCCCTGGACCTCCTCGGCCATCGCGCTCACGGCGCCGACGACTCGATCCGCGGCCGTCATGGCCGGCTGCACCATGACCGCGTCGAGCTTGCCGAATTCGGTCGCGATGCCGGCGACCAGGTCGGGCACATAGGAATGGCCCACGACCTTGTCGTACATCCCCTTGAACGCGCCGACGACGGTATCGATCGGATGCAGAATCGCGCCGATCAGCGCGGTGAACTTGTCGACCAGGTAGGTCTTGATCGCGTTGTAGACCGCGGCGACGAAGCCGACGATCGCGTCCCAGTTCTTGAACGCCAGGTAGACGCCGACGATCGCGCCGACGATCAGGCCGGCCGGCCCCATCAGTACGGCCAGGCTGCCGAGCGCCGCCGGGATGACCGTCGCGATGAGCGGAATCAGCGGCCCGATGGCGGTCACCAGCGTGCCGAACGCGATCGCGACCGGCGCCAGGGCGATCAGCAAGCCGCCGACGCCAAGGATCAGCGTCTGCACGCCCGGCGACAGTTTCGTAAACGCATCGAGCAGCGGCGTCAGGGCGTCGGCGAGCACGCCGCCCACCTTGCCCTTGAAGTCGTCGAACTTGTTGTTCAGGGCCGTCAGCTTGCCGGCGGTCGTGTCCATGTCGGCCGCCGCGGCCCCGCCGAACTTGCTATTGAAGATCGCGATGATCTCGCTGGCGTCCTTGCCTTTGATTTCGACATCGCTGAGGTATTTCTTCAGCGAGCCGAGCTTCGCGCCGTCCGAGCCGATGACCGTCGCGATCTTCTGCGCGGCTTCCGGCAGGCCGATGCCGAGCCGCGCCGCGAGGTCGACGGCGGCTTGGATCGCCGGGGCCATCTGCTCCGGGCCGATGCGGCCGATCTGCGTCAGCGCGGTCTGCGCCGCGGTGACGGCATCATCGCTGTACCGCGTGGTCGTCTGGAACTGTTCGGCCATCGCCTGGTACTGCGCGACGACGGCTGGCGTGGCATTGCCAGACGCTTGCAACGCGGACGTCAGGCGCGCCGTCGCGGCTTCCTCTTCGGCGAAGGCGCTGATGTACTCGCTCGCGAACGTCTGCACGGTGCGGCCGAAGTCGACGATCGCGCGGCCCGCCTGCTCGGCTTGCGCGTTGATGTCGATGCCCTCGGCGGCCGCCTGGACGCCGCCGAGCGAGGCCACTGCGCCATCCGCCGCCGCGGTGAACTGCGAAAAGTCGGCGGTGAACTGCGCACTGATCGCCATCTACCCGCGACTCCGCTGCCGCTCGAGCTCGGCGTGTTCCTTCACCAGCTCCTCACACAGCACCTGGTAGACCTCGGCGTCGAGCGCCTCGACCCATTCGTAGCGCCAGTGACAGCGGCGCGCGATCGCCAGGGTTCTCACGATGCGCTCGCGCTGCCCGGGTGTTTTTTTTCCTGACGCGTCGCCGCGTCGTGCGCGGTGATCGCGTTCATGATTTCGATCAGCGTGTCGAAGTCGAGCAGCCGCAGCGCCGACGCTTTCTCGTCGGCCGACCCGCCGCGGATCGGAATCACCGCGCCCTCGAGGTCCGTCAGACTCCAATCGAGCAGATACGCCGTAATGATCGCCATGCCGACGCGGGCCGGCGGCAGCTTCCCGAGCGCGCCTGGCGCGGTCAGGTCGACGTCCGGCGCGGCGCGCTCGAACAGGTCCATCGTCTCGCCGGCGTTCAGCCGCTGCTTGACGATCAGAAAGTCGCCATTCGAGAGCGCCAGGCGGGTCGTCCCCGGCGTCACGATGCGCGACACGGCCAACGTTTCCATCTAGGACTCCGGCGGCCCGAGGTGCGCCGCTAAGGTGGTGTCGCCGAGGGTGACGCCGAGGATCGGCCAGCAGAAGAACCCGCCGATTCGGGGCGCGGTAAATTTCAGATCACGCTGGCGCAGTTGAAACGCATCGGCGCGCGTCAGTTGCGCCTGCAGCGTCCAGTGCCCCTGCGGCGTCCGCTGCACGGTCCAGGACCGACAGACGGCGGCGGTGTGATAGCCCCACACCACCGTTGCCTCGAGGCCGCGCAGCGTGACGTCGCCCTCGAACATTTACGCATGGACCCCAACGACCCAGGCGGTGCCGTTCCAGTTCGCGCGCGAGCCGTCGCCGAGCTGGATGTATTGCCCGGTCGTCCAGTTGGTCGCCGGACTGGCGGTGACGCCGGTCAGCGCGGCGAAGTTCGCCGGCGGCGTCGCGCCAGCCGGCGTGAACGTGCCCGTGCCGGTGCCCGGGCCCGCGCCGGTCGCGAGCACCATGCCCGGCGCGGTCCACGCCCCGGCGGCCTTGAATTCACCGCTGACTTTCGGCGCCTCGAGCGAACAGTCGATGTCAGCGCCCATGTACGCCGGCCCCTGCCAGAAGAACGCCGATTCGGTCGTGTTCGGCATCAGCTGCAGCGTGCCCGGGGTCGGCGTCATCGCGGCCTTGAAGAGCGCCAGTTCCGCGCTGTTCCAGAAGCCCTCGAACGTGCCTTCGATATTCATCAGGCCCGGGATGTAGACCTTGTTGGTATCGCCGAAGCAACTGACATCCTCGTAGTCATTCTTGAAACTGCCTTTCCAGGCATTGATCGAGACGATCTGCACGAGCGCCGAGCCACCCAGCGGATCCCAACTGACTTTGCCGTACCGTCCGGTTTTGATCGCCATCGTGCACTCCCCTGTTAATCAATTGCCCCTGTGACGCGCGCCGCGCCGTAGGCCTTGAGCCGATCGATGACGGCTTGAAGGGCCGTTTGGCGATGGGTCGCGGCGATCGGCTTGAAGGTGGGATGCGCCGGCATCCGGCCGCGATTGGCGCCGGCTTTGTTCTGCCGCTCCTGCGTGCCGTACTCGTAGAGATGGCCATGCGGCGCGGTCTGCCGCAGAACCATCCCCGCCAGGTTGACGCCGCGCCCCCGGGGCGTCGAGAGGCGGAGCCCGCCCTGGAGCCGGCCCGTCTGCACCGGGTACGCCGCGGCGATCGCGGTCTTCGCCGCCTCGGCGCGCGCGAGCAGGATCGCGTGCGCCTCCGCGGTGAGCGTGTCGCCCACATCCCGCAGCTCGACCACGAACTCCTCCAGCCCCGTCCAGTGCACCGGCATTACGTGAAGACCTCCCGGCAGGTCAGCACCAGCTCGGCGTCGCGCTCGTCGCGGTTGATGACGGAGTCGACATTGAAGATGCGCCCGTTGTTGAACGTCACGCGCGTCGCGGTGTTGATCCCCGGGTGATACCGGCCCGTGAGCAGGCAGCCTTCGTCGTTGCCCTGCGGCGCCTGGGCGCACCACCAGGTCGGCGGATTGAGCGGCAGATAGCCGTTTGAGCCGTTTGGCTGGTGCAGTGTGACGAGGTGTCGGAGCGCGCCGATTCTCATCGCAGGGTGGGATCGCGGTAGACGTTCAACAGCGAGTCAATCGCCGCCCAGCTCTTGCGCATGTTGTCCTGGCTGTCTTCGCCGCCGCGCAGCTCGTAGAGCGCGCCGGTCAGGATCAGGATGGCGCTGCGCACCGCCTTCGGGACAGTCGCCGAGGTCCACGACGGATCGGCCGCGTAGGACAGCACGGCGATGATGGTCTCTTGTGCGGCACCGAGTTTTTGCGTCACGTCCGTGTCATGGACGGTATCCGTGAGGCGCAGATGGTCTTTCGCTTCCGCGAGCGAGACGAGCGACGCCGGCGCGGTGACGTGCGAGAAGTCGAGCGGCGCCGTGGGTTCCGTCATGGCGCCACCGGCTCGGGCTCAGGGACCGCCGCCGGCTCCGCGGCCGGCGCGGGCGCGGCGACAGCCTTGGGCTTGGCTTCCCGTTTCGCCGCCGCTTTGAGCGACCAGTACTGCTGCTGCAGGTACGGCGTGTTGCCACCCGGCACCGGCGGGAGCAGGAAGAACGTATCGCGCGCTTCGTTCGGCGTCATCACGCCGGCGGCCACGGCTTCATGCGCAGCCTTCGTCCGTGTCGCCGCATCCATCCACGACAGCAGCGTGTCGTCGAATTCCAGCATCAGATACAGCGGCAGGTTGAGGCCCGCACCCACGCACTTGCAGAAGCTGATCATGTGCGGCTCGAGGCACTGCGACTTGTACTGGAGCTGCGACGCGTCGCTGTTCGCGTAGGGCGGTTGTTTGCTCGTATTCAGAATGCTGATCGGCATGCCGAACACTTTGCAGATCGTCTCTTCCGTCCACCCGAGCTGTTGTATGAGCTGCGCCTGTTCGGCGGTGATGCCGATCGGCTGGTACGTCAACCCAAACTCGGCGAGCGCGGTCTCGCCGGGTTTCATGTTCTGGAACTGTTCTTTCACGCGCTGCGCGCTGAGCGGATCGATCTTGCCGGGCGCGGTCAGCAGGCCGGACGGCCGGCCGCGCGAGAACATCCCGGTGCTGCTGTTGCTGATGGTCAGTTCGTGGGTCACGGCACCGCTGGCGGCGTAGAGCGGCGAGATGCCACACAACGGATGCCCGGCGCAGTTCCAGCGGTCGTGGATGATTTCAGAGGCCGGCACAATGCGCGGCTCGGTCTGGTTCTCGAGGCCCGCCAGGTCGTTGCTCTGCAGCTCGTAGTAGACGCCACCATCGGGCGCGACGAGCGGCTTGACGCGTAGCGGATCGAGGATGTTGAGCTGATTGACGACGCCGCGCTCGTCGTAGCCCTTGAGCACGTAGGTGTTCCCGTGCAGGAACTTGCTGAGCATGTACTGCTCGACGAACTGCTGGTCGGTCTGGTAGCGGTTCGGCGTCCGCAGGACGGGCGTGTACGCGGGGTTGGTCGTCCACTGCCAAAAGCCCTGACCGTCGCGCTCGAGCAGCATCACCGGGGTGATCTTGCTGATGTCGGACGCCATGCGGGAGACGACGCCGAACACGGACGGATTGCCGAGCGCGCTCTCGGCCGTGATCGGATCGTTGTGTTGCCACGCGCCGGTGTAGGGCTCGCGCACGACCGGCCACCAGCCGCCCGTGCTGCCCGACACGCCGGAGAAGATCGGCGCGAGCCGCGCGCCGATCGAACGCAGCACACCCACGGGCTATTCCTCGGCGGCCATCGTCGGCGCCGGGTACGCCGCCGCGGTCAGATATTTCACCGCGTTGGCGTTCGCCTTTTTCCAGGTAATGAACCGTTCCGCGCGCAGCGCCACGGCGTTCATCTGGAACATGCTGGCGTAGACCGTCGTCGCCGCGACCGGCGAATCAGGCGCGCTGTCCATCTGAATCGACGCTTCGCCACTGGCGTCGATGGTCACGCCGCCGTCGTCGGCGTAGAGAATCAGCTCCGGCTGCAGCGCGATCACCAGGCTGCCGACGGTCTGCGACGTGATGAAGCGCAGCCCCTTGTAGGTGCCGCCGGCCGACGTGACCCCGGGGAACACGGCCGATCCGTCGGTGTTGGTCTTGAAGCTGAGCGCGAGCGCGTTGGTCGGCGACATCAG